TATGACGCTGCCTCGAAAAGTTCAATTCGAGACAAACGTGCATACGCCGGACTCCGTGGATATTGAAGCTGCAATTGCTCCCTTCACTCGTACAACCAACGTTCCGAATCAGACTGTCGCGAAGACAGGTAAAACGAACGAATATGTTGTGGGTCGTGTAAAGCAGACTACAGTAACGATATCTAACGGGCCATTGATAGAGGGCTCTCTTCCCGCGTCTTTAAAAGACGAGGAAAAGTCAAAGCTTAATGATTCTCTATCGGTACTACTTGAGTACCTCGCTTTGTTTGGATTTAATGCCTCCGGTTTTAACCGAGAGTCCACTTTGTTGCACTGGCAATTATGCTCAGCGCGATGTGGTTGGATTAAATTCCTTAAATATAAGTTGTCAGCGTTTTTCTCCGCATTTCTACATGACGAATTGCCACCCGTTCCATTCACAGGAATAGATGACAATCCGCTGCATTTGGTCGGTGGTCGAGCTGGACGTTTTATATCTTCGAGACTGAAAGGTCCCGGTGGTATGGAATTTGCCCTCGGCATACTCTTCTTAAAGAAGGGGTTACCTCGGCCAGGTCAGGATGCGCTTGATAAAGCGTTGGAATCCACAAAGTTGATACTCACGACGGTTCATCCTGTTCCAAAATCTCAAGTTCCTTTAGTCGTACATAACGACTGGTCAGTTTCAACTAGACCATGTGAACTTTCAGATCTTGAGGATGAAGTACGTCGTACTGTTCGTGAAGTGTTTGGTAACAAGCAATTTACGGAAGAACATCTCTATAAACCATATGTGCCTAGTATACGTGCAAACTATACTAGCTCCAGATCCAAGTTGGGAACTCTTGGTGATTTGGTATCTCTTGGCGCCATTTTTGACGTCCATGGGTTACCTGGAGAAGCAGTTGTGAATACTGCCGATTTCTATGGTGATGTATTAGAGTATGTTACAGGAAGTGGTGACGATGATTGGATAGAAGATGAGACAATGCCGCACTACCGTGTTAAGGAATCTTTCACGGAAGATCTGAAAGCAAGATATAAATTGCTTTATCAGATTGTGCGGCACCATGCGACAGACGAATTATCTAATACTACTTTGGTAGCCCTTGCTGAGGCTCTAAAGGTGCGAGTGATCTCTAAAGGACCACCCCTTAAGTATTTTTGTCTGAAGCCCATACAGAAGTTTATGCATTCCATCATGAGAAAGCAACGTGTTTTCCGTTTAATTGGAGAACCTGTTAGCGCCGAGTTTATTGAATCGGTGTTTGCAGATGTCGCTGGCAAGTTTTTGTCAGTTGATTATGCGTCCGCAACAGACTTGCTCAATCCTAGATTGAGTTTGGCTGCGGTCGATGAAATATGTAAAGTTACTGGAATTCCAGCTGACCTTGAAGTGATGTTCCGGGATGCTCTTTGTGGGCATACTGTTGAAGGATCACCTCAGTTATGGGGTCAACTAATGGGTTCGATTGTCAGTTTTCCTATTTTGTGTTTAGTTAACGCTGCGATTTGTCGCCGCGCTTATGAACTCGGGGAACAATTACCGTGGGGAGTTTCTCTCCAGGATTGTCCACTCGTTGTGAATGGCGATGATGGCTTATTACGTTGTGGTCTAAAAACAAAAGAATATTGGAGTGATCTTGCAGCACTCGGTGGTTTATCTCCGAGTGTTGGTAAGGTTTATTATCATGATACTTATTTGAATATTAATTCAACTTCGTATACCATGGTTGAGTCTAAATGTACTCACCACCCTTATGTTAATATGGGTTTGGTGAAAGGCATGACTCGCTCAGAGGGCAAGATGCAAGCGAGCAATACGACCGAGAATGAAGATTCTTTCGGTACGATTGGTTCGCGCCATCATGAGTTAATGAAGGGCTGTCCGGAGAATATCCGGTTGGCCGTCCACAAGATGTTTATTAGAGAAAACTATGACTTATTGAAGTCATTGAAGGTTCCTTGGTATGTGCCTGAATCGATGGGGGGGGTTGGTCTGATGCCGTTTACGGTGACATCAGGCGAAGATGTTGACGATTTTAAGATCTCCTATCTAGAAATAGATGGGGTCCGTTATGGACCTAGTGATCTCGACCTTAAGTGTTGTCGAATTATCAGCAATAAATACGCTAATGTTTCTGTGAGAAAGCTCCCTGCCTCTCAGCCGGTTCAAGCACGCCATGTATGGTACACGAAGAAAGGATTCGATATCCCTTCGTTACATGTAG